TATTCCATTGGTATCATCTGACCCAAATACCGATTACCAGCGACACCTTCTGTTTCACACTGAACCTTATATGTTCCCGGTTCAATCTGTTCAATTACAACATAATTGATTTCATTGATATTGAAACGTTTTCCAATAACATTAATATTTGTCGGTGTGAACTCACCCTGTAAGATTGCCTTCGTTGCAGGTTCAAGTGAAAGTCCTCTGTCCTTTGCAAGCAAAATCAGAAATTCCCTTGCAGCAGTATCACCGTATGAATTTTTTATCAGATATTCCAATTCAATATATAAATTTTGAAATTCAATGGCGGTTGAACTGTGCAGATCATAAACAGGGGATGACGGTCTTTTGTCAAGTTTGTCAGATACCCGGTTCATCATCCTTTCAAGAATGACTTCATATGTTTGATTTTCATACATACTAAATTTTCACCCCTTTTTCTGCTTTAATATCACCGTAAATTGTTTTTACGGTAAAATAGGCATGAACCACACCTTTGACCGTCAGGTCAAATTCAAAGTCGGTCACACCTGTGATTCTTTCATCAACGGCTAACGCTTCACTGATTCTGCGTTCTAATTCAGGGCAAACCCAAGTGACAGGTTCACCGTACAAGTCAAGAGTTTCAATGCCGTAATACCACGGATATATGATGTACTGATACCGTTCTGTTTGCAGTGTTCTGAAAATCATCTGCTTCATGGCATCCTGTTCATCCACAAGACCCCTGACTGAATCACCGTCTAAATCCATTTTATAAGTTAGGCTTGGCTGTGTTTCAATTTCAAAATCTTGGTCAAGAAAACCAACTGTTGAAGGAATCATTTGCCTATCCTATCCACAACAATGAAGCGTTGACCTTCTTGCTGTCTTATCAGGATAACTTCATCACCAACCGCCAAGCCATTGTGAATGATGATCTTCTTTTTTCCTGTAATTTTGTGAGTATGTGCAAGGTTCTTTGACCCCGTGTTCAAGTCAATGTTGCCACCGCTGCCATTGTCACCTTTTACAGTGTGGTTGTGGGTGGAAAGACTGCTTTCAGAAGTCCAGTCAACTGTTACCATTGTGCTGAAATCCGTCACATTTCTTGAAAGAATCAACTGTTTTTCACCAAGTATCATCTTCTGTTCAACATTGATTTTCAACGGTGAAGCACTCACGACCTCACCAAAATATACATTTACGGGTTTCCCCGCTTTAACCGCTTCAACGGCTGCCCTTTTCAGGGTATCTACAAGTTCATTTGCATCAGGCAACAAATTCACCCCCTCTAAGTGTCAAATCCATCCAATGTTCACCTTCCTTGTAGGTATGCTTGCACTTTTCAACAAGCATCCAGTTTTTCAGTTTTACATCTCCAAGGTCAAGATTGATGACAACCATTGACCCTGCCCTCACTCTGTTGTCACCTATCGCATTTGTAACTTTCAAATTGCGGGTCTTTTTATTGTAAAGTTTCAAAAGTGCGTCAGCCTTTGCCTGACCGTTTTCACCCTTTTGCAAGGTGTCAAAATACTGCAAGATACCCCACTTGTTAATATTGGAAGAATCTTGTGCAATGTAAACTTCTCTGTAACCTGTATCCTCATTGTCATAGGTCAGCTTGATTTTATTGTATGTGTTATCATCAATTGATGAAGTGTAATCAAAATTCTGACCCGTTTCCTCATCAATCATCAGATATGCCCCCGGCACACCAACATACATTGAATACAGGCTTTTCAGGGTAAGTTTTCCAAAATCATCATACAGTACATACATTTCACCCGTATTGGTAAGCGTTAAATCAAGGGCATTGGAAATCATTTCAAAAAGTGAAGTATTTTCTTCAACGCGTGATTCGATGATATATCCTGTATCATCCAGTGCGCCAAGATTCAACTGGTAATCGTCACCAACCATTTTGATAAACTGTGAAGCGGTCTTGTTTTCATAGACCTTAGTATCTTTGTTTTTCAGGTACCTCAATTGATCGTAGGCTGTAACAGTAATTATTTTATCTTTAGTTCTCTGTTGCTTGAACACAAAACCAAAGAACACATTGTCACCGTCTACTTTCATCCTGACCGGACTACCTTCTGAAAAATTAAGGATGTCATCATACAGGACTTTGAAAACCAGTTTGCCGGGGGTGTTTTTTCTTTCTGTTGACCATTCAATACCTTCCTGAACAACAGGTTGATATACTTTTGTTCCTGATTCGTTCCCAACCAATAATTCAACATACATTGAACAACACTCCTTTCCTATACTGCCGGAATAGTCAAGACCTGTCCCGGATAAATCAGATTTGGATTGCCACCGATTACATCCCTGTTCGCATCGTAAATTGTGGTGTACTCTGCACCATTACCATAAAAACGTTTTGCAATGTTCCATAAACAATCACCCTTTACTACTGTATAGGTCTGCTCTGCTACCGGGGCGGGTGAATTGTTGGTTTCCCGCTGTGGCTCTGCGCTTGCTTTGGGCTTAGATGCAGCAATTTTGATGTTGACTGTCTTTGTTCCATAGTCCCGGTACTGTTTCAGATTGAACTTGACTTTGAAGTCAAACCCGTTCTTGGCATCCTCTGAAATTTTATAATCTTCCAAAGATACTTTCATATTCGTATTCAGTAATTTCTTCCCCACTGGGGTCTTCCTGCATACAATAAATTGGAATGTCTTTTTTTCCGTTTTCAACCCTTCAAAAATATCAAAGAAATACCCTGCTTCTTTGAATCCATCCTTATATACCGCATAAGGCTGTTTTACTTGCGGGATTTCTGCTTCAAACTCAATGTCGGTCAATCCGGCTTTTTTCAGGATGTTGATTTCACCCTCATTTATCAAATTAACCGTTTTGTTATTACCATTGATTTTGATACTTATTTTTTCAGGGGTGACAGGTAAAAGACATCTGTCAAAATACACATCATATCCGCTTCTTGCCATTTACTCATGCACCCCTTCCGTCATATTGTCTACCGCTTCATTGACTGAATCTGTCAGTTTGGTCATAAAACCATCAATGTCATCACCACTGTTCACAGTGTTCTGCATACCTGACATATCAACATTGATTTCAGCAGTTGTGAATCTGTTAATTGCTTCTTGCTCTGCAATGTCACGCAAATACTTCAAATCTTCTTCTGATACTTCCAAAGAATCCTTAATCTTGCCTGTGTTATCGTCAATACTTCCAATGCTGTCACCCACACCTGAATTTGCGATTGTATCATTGAAACCTGATGTGTAATCACCAACATTAGGAATATCAGTCTGACCGAATACATCCGACAGACTAAAGTTTGAAACCTTATCAGCAATACCGTCACCCCATGCTGCACCCGCATTGAACGCATCTGATGCCCAACCGTCCTGAAATGCATCAAAGGTTGTAAAACCTTCATTGAACGCATCACTGATTGACTGGTAATCTTCTTTGTTTCCGGCTGCTTCACTTGCTTTGGCTGCATAGTCATCCGCTGCGGATGAAATGCCTGAATAGTCAAATTCAACAAACGGTAACTTATTCAGTGCTGAACAAATACCTTCAATGACTGAAAGTGCCGTGCTTAACAGGTTGTAAAACCATGACTGAACAGAACAGATGCATTGTGAAATGCCGTCATCATATTGGATGCAAGTGCTGCAATGGCGTTTCCAATACCCAAGGCAATGTTTGCTACGGTCAGACCCAAGTTCTTGAAGAACTGAATCACCACGTTCACACCACCAGTAATCACACCGAACCCTGAATTTGCAATACCTGTCATTTTTGCAATCGCATTACATACGGCAAAAATAACCGCGATTAACGCAAGAATCAGCATGATAATCCAAGTTAAAGGACAAGCCATCAATGCAGCGTTAAGACCTTGCTGTGCTGCGGTTTCTGCAAATGTTGCACCCGTTGCCATCATTTGAGCAGCAGCCTTGACACCTTCTGCCATTGCCATGACACCGTTAATTGCTGCCACGATTGCAGAAATAGCAATGTATGCTGTGAGTGCTGCCACAATGCCATATACGATAGGTGCAATGATTGACCAGTTATCACCTATGAAAGTACCGATTGACACCGCCAAATCAAACACATTCAGAAGGATATTCGCAAGGGTTGCCATTGCTTCAATAGCACCCTGAATGAAAGTCTGAAATGCTTCACTATTGGCTAAATCGTTCAGTCTTTGAAGAACAGGCTGAAATGCAATCAGTGCGGTGTTCTGCATTGACTGCCACATCTGCCCCCAAGTCATAGGCATTTCATTGAATTTGCTGTTAATGTCATCAGCAGCAGAAAAGATTGCTGCCTTAACTACATCAGCGGAAAGTTCCCCATCCGCTGCCATTTCCCTGATCTTACCGATTGGAACATCAAGATAGTCTGCAATGTTCTGAATCAGGTTAGGTGCTTGTTCAAAGATACTGTTCAATTCATCACCACGAAGGACACCTGAACCAAGTGCCTGTGATAACTGCAATTCTGCGTTTGCTGCTTCTTGGGTGCTTGCCCCGGCAATCGTCATCTGTTTTTGAATCAGATCAGCAAAAGCAACAACTTCTTCTGAACTGCTGAACGCATCCTTTGCGTTGTTACCGAAAC